TCCAACAATAAGACCGTTTTTAACTCTAAAATCTGAACGAACAGGCATGTAAGTATTTAATAAACAAGCAACATAAAAATTATGTTACGGAATATTAATATACAGACAAATCCCCGTACTCTAAAATTTCCCAAGCATAACTGTTAATAAGTAAATCCTGCACAAACTCATCAGTCATAGGCAAGTTGTAATCTAACTCATATACCTGTACTGAAGTATCAGCTTCATACTCACAATCCCCTATACCTACTCCTATAAAGTTTTTTACCATGTTATTATGAGCAGGATAAGTTATAACTAAATTTTGTCCGTTTTTTAAATGCCCCTTTAAAACAACTACAGCCGTCTTAGTCATTTTTACCAATGAAGTAACCGTTACATTTTGTGGAAATGCATTAAGTGCCTCAATATTATGATATTTATTTAAATTCTCGTACCAAAATTCTGCAGATGGCTCAGCACTCATATCCTCATTTCTATCTGTTTATAATGTCCGACAACTACTTCAGGATGGACGTGGATAGTAATATTTAATTTATTAAGTTTAAGACAGAGAGTGACATCCTCCATAGAAAAATCTTTACAGTCTTTAATCTGTAGATAAGTTGGTTCAAACCATGGATAACTTATTTGCTCAAATACTCCTCTTTTAATTAAAAGAAAACCAAAACCAACATATTCTACTTTAAATGGTAATAACCTGGTTCTAATATCTGTCTTATGTAGAAATTCAAATGAACCATTAGATTTAAAATATTCTTCATCCCAAAACTCAACTGCTGCAAAGTGTGTATTATTTGACATAAGATACAATCCAGACATTACATCTTTATCTTCTTTATATAACTTATCAAAATCGGATGGTGAGAATATTACATCATCATCTAACCATAAAATATAATCATACTCAAGACCATCAAATACCTTTTGATCTTCTCCATCTTCTGGTTTACCTAATAAACATTTATTTCGAACCTCATATATGTTGCGAGAATATGTATTGCAAAACTTTACCTTAAATCCTTTATTACCTAAATGTTTAATTAAATGAGTTAGAGAGACAATAAACTTACCGGAGAAAACATTACCTGGAGAGCATATAACTATTGTCTTATTCATATTGTCTTTACGAAGCTAAAATCTCCTTCGCGAAGATCTATTGACTTGTCTATTGTTAGATCTATGTCTTGTTCTTTTATACGATTGCATATGTCAATATCGATAAACCGTTGTTCAACCTCTGTTGTACAAATATGAGGACGAAACCACGGATACTCTATTTTTTCAAATACACCTTTTTGGATGAAAACAAGATCAAAGTCTAAATAGTCTGCAATAATATAATCATCAGTTTGTGATAATGTTTTATATCTACCATCAAGCCGTCCAGATAAAAATTTATAATCTTTAAACTTATTATACAATTTAACAAATAGCGTAGGTGTAAATGATATCTTGTTACTTAGAAAGACTAATGTATCATATTTTATCTTTTTTTGAAAAGGTACTTGAGTTGGACCTGCTAATACATTACCACCTAGACACATTTGCTTTGCATAGAACGCATTACAACTAGAATGATGTGATACATAATAACTAATACCAGTTTGATTTAAATATGTAGTTAGATTGACCCAGGACTTTAAAAATTGTCCACTATATTCTGAGTCAAATAGATTAAAAACGATAGTCATCCTATAGGATTATTTACAGGATTATTTTAAGAAACCACTAATTCTTCTTGAACTTACTATCTGTATCAATAGCAAAATTAGCTCTACTAAACTCTAATCGATCAACAAACTTAACAGCATTACCAGTAGCATCTATAGCTACGTAACCTTCAGGCTCTGTTACTACTAAGTCACCATTTGGTTCAAACAAATAATGTTTCATACTAACTCCTTGCATCATATTATTATACTTTTGTATAAAAATATCTTTCGCTTGTTTAACTGTTTTTTGAAATTCAAATATATTTAAAATATCTTCTCTAGCAGTATCTACTAAGGACAATAATCTATCTTTTGCTGCAGTCGCTCTCGCTATACCAGCATCACTCTTAAGGGTACTTATTTGTTTGTCAACTCTACCTGTAAACCATTCAACAAACTTTTGAAAGGATACAGCGCTATCACCTAAGAACTCTCCTCCACGAATTTCAGTATTAATATATGTATTAATATTAGATAACATCTTCTCACTAGCAGCATCAAAGTCTATATTACTAAGAGCCTGATTAGCGCTATTAATATATGATGTAACTAAATTAGTCTCTTCATCTGTTAAAGTAACATAACCAGCATCACTCTCAAAGTAAGCATCTTTAACATAAACATCTGGACCTGGATTAATATTTGTAACATCAACTCCAAACTTCTTAGTAGTAAATCTAGGAACACCTTGCTCATCTAAATTAACATCATACTCAGTATGAAAAACAACACCAACTTTTGCTTTAACTATCTTTTGGCCTTCTTCACTATTAGCTGGAACTGCATACACAATTGTATTAGGTTTAAAGATGACATGCTCTTCTCCATCAATTGTATTCAGCTCTTTAATCTCATCATCAAATAAAAAGTCTCCTTGATAAGTGGAATTAAAATTAACTCCTTTAAAGTGAACGAATGTTTGAATTAGTTTATCTACTAAACCTGGAGCATGAGAATGGTTTTGTTTGATATCATTAATAGAGTAATTCATCTTAGGCACTTTAGCAAATACAGATTTACTACCTACAAAGAAATTACCATTAGGATCAACTCCAACTATTACAGCCGGCGCGCCATCATACTTAACTGTCGTATTAACTGCTTTAGGAGTATCACTGTCTAATACCTCAGTCAATGCTTGTAGGTATTGTATTGCTCGAGTCGCACCTTCTTTACCATTAGTAAGAATAAGCTCCTCTAGATGAGTCAAATGTTTATTCGGACCAGCTGATTCATATAATGGAAAATAATCTTTATACTCTAACATTCTTTTTGTCTGAAAACGTTTACCTTTATACCCATTGCACTCTTTAACCAAGTGTCACAAAAACCTTCTTCAATTATATACTTTACTATCTTATTTGGGATTCTATCCCCATCAATAGAATGCTCGTCATCAAAGATACTAATTTTATAGGGTTGTATTTTAACTCTGTAACCCATCACCATTGTATCATATAATCCTATTACGTTCATATTCCTATCGGCGGCTTCTCTCCATACTTTTGATGTTGTTGATCTTTACCATTTGGTGTACCTAAAGCACTTAAGAATGTACGCTCCCATTCTTCCAGTCCATCTTTCTCTTCCAAGTCATCTTTAGAGAACATAAGATCATATGACTTAATAATCAAGTCATTTAATTTAGCTATGGTCTCATCATTACGTAAAGACTTAAACGCTAAGTTCTCTACTGAAAATTCTCCCTTACTTGCAAGTCCATCCTGACGCATCTTCATAAGTTTGTCTTTTAACTTCTTAGCGCGCTTGTTAACAAGACTAAACTCTTTCTCGTCACTAATATTATCTAATACTTCCTCTAAAAGGTCAAGCTCTTTTTTAAAGGATAAAGCTTTCTTTTGAACATCTTGATGATCTATTTCCGGCGGGTCTTGTTTAGGTTTTTTAATCCATCTATTATCAGATAAACTAAATAGACCGGAAGCCACATGAGGTTCATGAATATCTTGAAAATATAACTCAATTTCATGATTGTTAAATTGTATGTCGTGTCTTAGGTTCCATATAAATCTCTTTCCATCTAATGCTCTCTTTACTATGGACTCATCTTCGTTAATGTCAGCAAAATCTAATAAGATATGAACATCTAAATCAGAATGATCATTATAATTAAAATTAGCAAGCGATCCAGTTAACTGGATGTCTTCAACCATTTCTGGAGAAATATGTTGATCGTTTTTAACAAAATTATCTACGATTTTTAAAATTGGCTTTAATATGTCCTCTCTAAAAACAAAATCATCCCAAAACTTAGGATGCAAGGTGTCGTTATA